AGGCTGGACTAAGTTAAAGTATTCAGCCTTACGCTTGGAGAAACGGTCATGACCATTAAGTTGGAGGTAAGCCTCAGATAGAGTCTGACCAGCATAATCACCTGAGAGTGAGTAATCAGCCCAAGCTTTGTCACTTTCACGATCAGCGTGATGTAGAACCCATACTAATTCTTTGCATGGATGGTTGAATGAAAGCTTGCTCTTAACAGTGCTGTTGCTGTATGATTCAGCTCCGGTAAACTGTAGCTGTTCAATGAGATATTCATGCTGGACCTGAGCGAACTGGCGACGTTCATCAGTGTCAAGATAAATATAATCAACATATAGAGAAGCATTGCTGATTGATGGAGCGGCAAGGCCAGTATCATCAGTGGTATAACAGTCAGATGCTTGACGGAAAGAAATGTTGAATTTGACTTCATGGTATTGAAGTGCGATTAATGGTAGAGCAAGACCAGCATTGCGGCAGAACCAGAATTGAAGTGGTACATAAAGAGTAGTTGCTGGAGCATCAGCTGGTCCAGTAACTTCAGTTGCAAGAGTGCTGTTCTTTCCTCCTACCATTTCATCATAACCATCAGCTTGTTCAGCAGTCTGGGTAAGCTCATTCCAAATGTTTAACCAATCACCATAATGTTTATCACGTTTTTACCCTATCTTTCGATATATTTAAATTTATATATTTTATATAAATTAGGGACTAGACTATATCTTAAGCAATTTACTATGTAAATTACCCATTGCCATTTAGTCGTTGAACTTTCTTCCATTTTAATAAATTAAAATTAGGAAGCTTAGCTGCGGATTGTCCATTTATACAGATGGATTTTTACCATACCTGAGTTTTTCTCTCAGCCACTCATATATTTCTATATGAGTTTGGTACCAATTACTGATTTTTTTAAAATTATTTAAATTTTCTTGATGAATTTGTACTAGATCTAATATAACTTTATCAGATTTTTCAAGATTTTCTTTTTTACAACATGGTCTTAAATTAAACCAACTGAAACATTTAAAAATATGTGTTTCGTTATTTAAATCAAAGAAATTAATAGGTATTACATGATCTATTACCCATTCTTTGCCATATGTTTCCCAAGAAAAATTTTCATCAAATTGGAATTCTATCCAATTCAAAAATTGTTCTCTTTTACAATTAAGATATTTAATATATGTATTCTTTTTTTGTTTATGTAGAACTTCATTTAAACGAGCTCTATATGCACAAACAATTGCAAATTCTTTGTCATTTCTTCTTTTATCTCTTAAATATTTGTTTCTTTTTTCTTTATAATCTTTTGTTTTAACTTTTTGTAAAATTTCATCACGATTAGATTTATAATATTCTTTTTTCTGTTCACATATAGAATTTTTATTTTTGATTCTATATTCTTTATTATATTCTATTAGTCTTTCTTTATTTTCATGATAAAATGTTTTATTCTTTAAAAGATTTTCAGAATGATTTTCAAAATATCTCTTCTTTTCTTTGTTAGAATGACAAATTTTACATATTGATTTATAAGATTTTCCGTTTTTTGGAAATTCTTCTATAATATGTTTTGTAATTTTACATACATTACATTCTTTTGATTCCATGTTATTTATATTATAATAATTTTAAAATCAGTTTTTCTGTCTTTAGGATTTTCCCGCAATTTGACAATGTTGCAATCTAATTATTAGATTACTAGCAAAATCTATTTATGATATGCTTCTGACCACAGATAATCAAGGTATGGTGAATCTTGATTTTAATTTATGGTCTGTCCTCCGATTTCAATTGAGACTTCGTCAATCATAACGTGTCCAATGTTATCAGCCCACTTGAATTTCTTAGTGTTGGCTGGTGAAACAACTGGAAGATCAACTTGTAGGTAGACTTTGTGAATTAAATCACCGTTACGTGAAACAGTGCAAGAAACTTTGCGACCGAAATCTACAGTTCCATTAAAAGTCTGTTCAATGCTTTCAATGGCAAAGTTAGTGTGACGTCTGTAGACGACTTTGAAAAAAGTAATTTGAGGATTTCCTGTACATTTCCTCAACCTTATCTTTCAATAAGGATTAGACTATATCTTATGAAGATTTATTTATTTTTAAATTTGCAAAATCTAAATTAAGTGTATCTTCCGAAAACCATTTAGTCGTTGAACTTTTTTCTTTAAATTCTTGAATTTTTTCTAAAATATTATTTATTTGATTTTTATCTATTTCTTTTTTAGATGAATTGTATTTTACAGTAACTGGCATTAAATTAGACCAATTCCAACACTTTAGTTTTTCATCTTCGATAGTTAAATCAAATTTAGAAACAGGTATAATATGATCTATTAACCAGTATGAACCGTAATTGTCCCAATTCATTTCTTTTGTAAAATTATATTCAACCCATTCTCTTAAATATTGAATATTACATCCGATATAATTCATTGTAGTATCATTTTTTATTAACACAGTTCTCAATCGTGCTGCTAATGATTTTTTTAATCTATAATTAATATTATATTTACTCTCATTTCTGCACCATTCAGTTTTCTGTTCTGTTAAAAATTTAGGATAACAAGATAAACAAATCTTTCTTTTATAAAACTTTTTTAATTTAGCAAAATCTTTTAACGCCTTTGATTCGTTGCATTTTTCACATTTTACAATAAAAGTCTCTAATCTCTGTCTTTGATTTTTTTTTCTTTCTTTATCCATTTCATTTAAACATGCTTTACAGAGTTTACTATATGAATTGTTTTTTTCAGTGTATTTTCTATATTTATTAAGTGGCTTTTTTATTTTACATTTATAACATTCTTTTTCCATTATTTATTATAATATATTATAAAATTCAATTTTTAAAGAAACTTAGCTGCTGATTATCCATTGTAACATCTTATTTATTTTCACTATACCCAAGTTTTGTCTTGGCCAATTAAATCTCGCGATTAAATTTTAGTAAAATAAGCTTTAGAACTTTCCAGCAATTTGATTTTCTTACCTGGGTTTTTCAAATTTGATATAAAACAAAAATTCCCAGATTAACATCAAGTATTTAATCTTGACATTTTTTTACCCTACAGGTTTTTTAAGGTAAATATCCTGTGCGCCATAAGCGACTAATTGCATAAGACCTCCACCCATTTTTTGTTTTTATAATATAGCAAAAGAAAAAAAATTTTCATAAATAAACTTAATAATTAAATATTCATCAAATAATATTTAAACGAATGTTTAAAGATTTTTTATAACAAATATATAATTTTAAACGAACATATTTTAAATTAATATTTTATTTAAATAATTTTAAATTAATTTTATATAATATATGAATATTGCAGAATTAAGAAAACATAGATTAGATATAGAATCTTTTCCTTTTTATAATGATAAAAATATAGGTATTGCTTTATTTGACGTTACCACTGCATTTTTAGGAGCTTTTCTTTTAGATAAATTTTTTAATTTCTCAAATACACTTTCTTTTTGTAAAAATAAACAATTTGTATATTATCTTTTAGTAATACCATTTGGTATTCTCGTCCATCACTTAATTGCACATTTTAATTCTTTTCAAAAAGGTGAGTTTTTTGTATTTCCTAACGAAATAACTTATCTTAATAAAAAACTCTTTTCTTTAACCCTAAATGTTTATCATTTCTTATTAATTATTTTAATAATTTATATATTTAACATTTGTAATTCTTAAATTAAAAAAGTATCAATTATTTAATGAGTCAATAAATTTATCAATTTTATATGTACAAAATAATTTATCTATATATTTTAATAAATAAAATTCATATTTTGCCATATCATCCACTTTCATATTTAAATCATTTATTGATATACAACTCCTCCTATTAGAAAAATAGTAATTCATTGTTACTTTATATCCTTCTAATCCTTTGTATAATATAATATCACCATTATATACATAATTACCATCATAATTATGCATTTTGATATAATTTATTATACTTGTACTTATTTTTTCACCATTATCTTTCTTGAACTCAATCTCTTGATTATTTATTTCACTTTTTATATTATTACATATCTCTAAAAAAATCTCCTCTGGTAATTTCATCGTAATTTAATAATTTATTTTTATAACTTATTCAATTAAAATTCATTATTTTTTAGATAACCATTCTAAAAATCCTTTTTGAACACTTAATTTTA